GCGTATAATTCGTACATCACGAATTATAATGCGAACATGGTCGCCAATGAGGCGTTCATCGATAGTGCTACTTTGCGCGAAAATGTCGTTGCTTTAGCTAGAAATATTGGATATGTACCTTCATCTAGAAGATCATCGACGGCAAATATCTCATTTTCTGTAGATTTGGGTGGTGGTACTACAAAATCTACAGTAACACTCAAAGCCGGACTGATCGCTTTGGGTAATTTTGCAAATACCAACTACACATTTACAATTCCTGATGATGTAACGTCTCCTGTTGTTGATGGAATCGCATTTTTTACGATTGACATCAAACAAGGTACTTACTTAACTAAAGAATTTTTGGTTGATACTTCTCAAACTAACCAGAGATTCATTCTTCCAAATCCATATGTTGATACTTCAACAATTCGCGTGAAAGTAAAGGATACATCTTCCTCCTCTACACAAAAAGTTTATAGTCAAGTTGATAATATTGTTGGAATTAAGACAACATCTGAAATTTACCTTCTCCAAGAAGTTCAGGATGAAAGATATGAACTTCTTTTTGGTGATGGGGTTATTGGTAAGAAACTCTCCTCAGGCAACGTTGTAAACGTCTCCTACGTCGTTTGTGACGGTGCTAATGGTAATGGTGTCGCCAACTTCTCTTTTGCTGGAAAACTGGTTAACAATGATGGTGGACTAGTTACCACTGGAATATCCGATATCATTACTAATCGGGCTTCAAGGAACGGTGCAGAAATTGAAAACATCAGTACAATCAAAAATCTTGCTCCAAGAGTCTATGCTTCACAGTATCGTGCAGTAACGGCTAATGACTATGAAGCGATTATTCCAACAATTTATTCAAATGCAGAGACTGTAACTGCATATGGTGGTGAAGACGCAAGTCCACCTCAGTTTGGAAAGGTCTTTATCTCAATCAAACCCAAAAATGGTCAGTTTATCTCCGATTTTGATAAGAGAGATCTTTTACAAAAGCTCAAAAACTACTCTATTGCTGGAATTAGACCAGAATTCATCGATCTGAAGTATCTGTTTGTTGAATTAAATTCAACTGTCTATTATAACACCAATATGGTTGGTAGTGCTTCCGATTTGAGAACGAAAGTTACCAATTCACTCAACACATATGCTTCTTCATCAGATCTTAACAAATTTGGTGGAAGATTTAAGTACAGTAAAGCCCAAAAAATCATTGATGAGACTGATACCTCAATTACATCTAACATTACGAAGATAATCATTCGTAGAGATCTTGAAGCCGACACTGCCAACTTTGCACAGTATGAATTGTGTTATGGAAATAAGTTCCACAACCGTAGAGAAGGTTTCAATATCAAGTCCACAGGATTTACTGTTGATGGTATTAGAGGAACTCTCTATTTTGGTGATGCATACACAAATGAGACCACTGGTCGTCTCTTTATTTTCCGTTTGACATCAACAGGTGAACCAGAAGTTATTGTAAAGAACGCAGGCACGGTCAAATATGATGTTGGTGAAATCCTTATAGATACAATAAGGATTTTATCCACTGTAAAGGACAACAACGTTATTCAAATTCAAGCCATTCCTGATTCTAACGATATCATTGGTTTGAAAGATCTGTATGTTCAACTTTCTGTTGCTAACAGCACAATTAGCACGGTTCAAGATGTAATTTCCACAGGTGCAAACACATCAGGCACAACGTTTGTCTCAACTTCTAGCTTCTCAAACGGAAAATATATTAGACAGTAATGATCGACACCGCTTCCAAGAAAGTCCAGATCAATCAGATCGTAAAAAGTCAATTACCTTCATTTGTGTCGGAAGAAAATCCGCTTTTTGTGGATTTTTTAAGACAAAGTTATATTGCGCAAGAATTTCAAGGCGGCCCAATTGATATCATTTCAAATCTGAATGATTATCAAAAAGTAGAGACATTCAGTGGAAATGACAACCTGATTGGGTTCACAACATGCACTAATGCTGTTACATCTTTTGACACAACCATTAATGTAACCTCCACAACTGGTTGGCCGGAGAAATATGGTCTTTTAAAGATCAATGATGAGATCATTACTTATACAGGAAAAACTGAAACAACATTTACTGGTTGTGTTCGTGGATTTAGTGGTGTAGAGAGTCTTCACAAGTCAAATCAACCAGAAAGTTTGGTATTTTCCCAAACTGAAGCGGATAGTCATATTTCATCAACTAGAGTTTTAAACTTAAGTAATCTTTTCTTACAAGAATTTTGGAAAAAGACAAAAACTCAGTTTTTGCCTGGATTTGAAGATAGAACTCTTAGTAACGCTGTTGATAAAGCGAACTTTTTACGTCAAGCAAAAGATTTTTACTCTTCTAAGGGTACTGATGAAGCTGTAAAGATTTTATTCAATGTTCTTTACAATAAAAGAGCTGAGGTTATCAAACCAATTGAATATCTGATTGCACCATCAGATGCTGATTATGTTGTAACGTTTGATATGGTAGTGGAGTTGATCAGTGGCAATCCACTTAACGTCATTGGTCAGACTTTGTATCAAACCACAGATACAAACACTAGTGGGTCTATTTTTAACGTTCAAAGTTTTCCAAAAAACAATAGACCATACTACCTCATTAGTTTAAGTAGAAATTCTATCACTAATGACTTTACGGTAACTGGATCATCATCACTTACGAAAGCTGTATCCGTTGGTGCGACTGTTCTGAGTGTTGATTCAACACTTGGATTTGAAAATAGTGGTTCAATTTTTGTTGGTGCAGGCCTAACTGTTGGCATTGCAACTTATACGAATAAATCCTCCACACAATTCTTTGGTGTAACAGGAATTACCTCAGCATACGCCGATGGTCAATTTGTAAGATCTTCTAACACCATTGTTTCTTACGAAAATGGTGATATTACCAAACCAGTATATTTCAGGCTTACATCTGTAGCTTCAAAAGCTAATATCGATGAAGTTGGATTCCTTGCTGAGGGAGATACTCTTACAGCCAAAAAATTAGGAAATGTTTCATCTTCCACAAACTATAGATTGAATTCTTGGATTCATAATATCAAAACAAAGAGTGAAGTTGCAAAAAATGCAGGAACCAATACATCAACAATTGATGTATTGAGCAATACGATTACAACATCTACTCCACACCTCTTATATCTTGAAGATTCCGTAACTTTATTGGATGTTAGCTCTGCTGTTCCCTCTAATGTCGAAGGAACAGTATCTCAGATTGTAGATAATAACCAATTTAAAATTACTATTATTTCTGGATCATTAAACACTTCCAGATCTTATGTTGTTAGAAAGAATTTAAGTCACGCTTCTAGCAATTCTGCATCTATTAAAGTTTCTGATTACGTTGCAAACGTACAGAACACTTATTCCAGTGTTGATGCAGAAAATGTATATGTAAGTTCTGGTTCTTTACCGTCTTACAGAATATACGCAACAAACAGAAGAAAAGTTTTTACCCCATCAGACATATCTGCAAATACAATTACCATTAACAGTCATGGGTTCTATAATGGTGATCTTGTAACTTATTCTCCAGTCTCTGTAGGAACAAGTGTTGTAACAGGACTTTCTACTGGATCCATTTATGCAGTAACTAGAATAAATTCAAATCAAATTAAATTATCTCCAAGTTCTTTTGATGCGGCTACAAAAAGATTCCTGACCATCAGTGGTGGTGGTGCATCACATGAGTTGGTTCCAAGCCAGCTCAAGAATAAGAACTTGATGCACCAAAACTTCTTGAGAGAGTTCCCAGTAACTCCATCACTCAAAGAAGAAGAGGTTCCTCTTAAGAATGAAAATGTTGGTATGTTTGTAAACGGTGTTGAAATCGTTTCAAACAGATCTGGTGATGAACTCTACTACGGTAGCGTTGATAATATTGATGTTGAAAATGGTGGATCTGGATTTGATGTTATAAATGCACCAAATATCAATATTTCTGATTCTGTTGGATCTGGAGCTACTGCATACGCAGTTATTGAGAATGGATCTTTTAAATCAATTGACGTAACCTATGGTGGTTATGATTTAAGAACTATTCCATCAATTACTATTACAGGTGGAAATGGATCTGGTGCAACAGCCTCAGCTAGACTCAGATCTGTAAAAAATGCAAAGACATTTAATGCTGATTCTGATGTTAATACAACTGATGATATCATTGGATTCTCCACAAGTCATCTTTTCTATAACGGTGAGTCTGTAGTATATGAAAAAGCTGTTGGATATGCTGCAGTTGGTGGATTGGTAGATAAATCAGTCTATTACATCAATAGAGTTAGTGATACTCAAGTAAAATTGATGAATACCTACAACGATGCCCTTGTAGGTCAAAACGCAATCAATCTGACAAGCAAGTCTGCGGGTGTTAGTTTATTAACCTCGACAACTTTTAGAAATGTTCTTGATAGAGTTTTAGTTGATACATCTGGTTCTGGATATTCGAACAGAAAAGTTGTTGTAAATCCAACAGTTTATCCACCATCGGATTATACAACATTAAATGATGCTAGAAGTGGTATTAACACCGCATCTGATTATATCTTCTTCAAATCCCATGGATTTGAGACTGGCGAACTTGTAGAGTATAGAACTACGGGAACGGCTATCAGTGGATTAACAACATCTCAAAATTACTACGTTGTCAAGATTGATTCTGATAAATTCAGAGTTACAAGCGCTGGTATTGGGACAACTTCCACAACATCTCAGTTTGAGAAGAAAGAATTCATAAATCTCAAGTCGGTCGGTGTAGGCACACATACATTTAAATATCCAGACATTTCGGTTTCTATTGATGCAGTCTCTGGAACTGCAAATACTTCACAATCGTTACCAAGAGTTAGATCACTCTGTACTGGAAGTATTGTTGATGTTCAACTGACCGCAACTGGATCTGGTTATGGTGTAACCGATACATTTAACGTACATAGAAGACCCAATGTCACTGTTTCCAATGGTACAGGTGCTCTAATTGACGTTGTTGTATCAAATGGTGAAATTGCACAAGCTTTTGTAAAAATTGCAGGAACTGGTTATATTTCTCCACCAACATTGAACGTTGTTGGTGATGGAAAGTATGCAAAACTGATTGCAAATGTTTCTGGTGGAAAAATCACTAGTGTAACAATCGTAGATTCTGGAAAAGGTTATACTCAAAAGAATACTAGTGTAACAGTCACGCCCGTTGGTAGTGGAGCTAAATTTAGAGCCAGTGTAAAGAAATGGGAAGCCGACTTTGTAGAAAAATACAAATCAACCGCTAGTGAGAACGATGATGGATTTATTGTTCCAAGTCAAAACTTTGATTATGGTAATAAGTATGTACATGCATATTTGTCAAGAAAGTTAAGATTAATTCTTAATGATAATATTGAGAATGACTTTAGTGAGAAGACAACGTTAAGTCACTCGCCGATTGTTGGTTGGGCATACGATGGATCGCCAATTTATGGTCCATATGGATATGATAGACCAACTGGAGGTGTTGTAAGAAGACTAACTCCTGGATACACCCTGAATACAAAGGCTAATAGACCTTCAACTGCAATATATCCTCTTGGGTTCTTTACTAACGATTGGGATTACACTGCAAATGGAGATCTTGATCAATACAATGGACGATTCTGTAAAACTCCCGAATTCCCAGATGGAGTTTATGCATATTTCTGCACTATTAAGTCTAGTGACAGTGCCACCGCACCTTTTACGAATAGTAGGGAACCATTATTCCCATATATCCTAAATGGATACAAATTTGATGTCAATGCGTTCAACCAAAACCCAACTTCGATTCAGAACTTACCAATTCTGAATAGTGGTGATGTTGTCAGGAACACTTATCCATACAAATTTGGATTTGGTAATTCAAGTTATGATTATCTCGTAACAAACAATATTGAAGACACTAAGGTAGATGTTAGATCTATCATTAGAACTGGAATCAGCACTGTAACTGTTATTATTCCTGGTAATGAGTATAAAGTTGGAGATAACTTAGTATTCAATAATTCAAATTCTGGTGGTGGTGGTGCCTCAGCTGAAGTAAAAACAATCGTCGGTAAAGGCATCAGTACACTCACATATTCTGAAAGTGAAGTTACAAATATTTCATTCTCGATAGAAAATCAAGTTGTTACTGGTATTGCAACCAGCGCACACAATTTGTCAAACAACGATAAAGTTGTTATTAGTGGAATTGCGGACGGTGAACTTAAATTTGTTGAAGGCGTAAGAACTGTCTCTGTTTCTTCCGTAACTTCTAGAATTGATGTTGGAATTGGAACTAGTGGTGCAACTGGTATCGTTACTACTATTACCTTAGCAAATTCTGGTTCTGTGCCAGAAATTTACATTAATGATATCGTTGGCATTGGAACGGAGAAACTGACTGTTCTTTCTATTGATGCAAATACCAACAAATATAGAGTTCGTCGTCAAGCGGGAATTATTACATCTCATGCTGCTGGAGAGAATCTGTTTGTTGATCAAAGTAGATTTAAATTTATCGTTGGTGTAAAAACAGATTTAACAACCAATATTAATAGAACAATTGTGTTTAACCCACAAAATTCTATTGGTATTGGAACCACGGTGGTTATTCAATCTGTAGCTGGTGTTGGAACGACAACTGCGATCAGAGTTAAGGCGTTCGACGGAACGATTCTCAGCAACCATAAACTGCCTCCAAGTGGTTCAACTGCGGACAGTTCAATCACCATTGTAAATCATGGTCTTACTTCTGGAGATGAACTTTCCTACAGCCCTGGACCAACAGGAGTTGCTCTTACCGTTTCCAATAACTTAGATTTAAGTAATCCATTTAATTTGGTTGATGGTCAAACAGTTTATGCGGTAAAACAGAGTAATAACCTCATTGGCATTACCACAACTCAAACTGGCATTGGAACAACCTCCACGTCTCTTTATTTCTTACCTGTTCAGGAAAATAATGGAGTGGAACAGTCATTCACCACAAAGAACAAAGAATATGTCGGCTCTTTGAAAAAGTATAATGTATCTGTAAGAACATCTTCGGATCACACTCTGAATACTGGAGATAGAATTACAATTCACTTACATCCTAATACTACTGCATCAAGAGCTATTGAGTTTGATACTGTTTCTAGAAAAACAATTTTAGATCCAACATATTTCTCTACCTCAGCTGTTGGTGTTGGAACCACACTATCTAAGATCACTATTACAGATCATGGATATGCAAGTGGTGATAAAATTCTGTTTATCTCTTCCGACCCGATTGCACCACTGATCAACAGAGGTGAATATTTCGTACAGAGACTAAACGACAATGCATTTAGGTTGTCAACAAATTATGTTGATTCGACAAAGTTTGGTGGACAGTACATTACATTTACGTCTACAGGATCTGGTGTCCATAAGATTGCAAAAATCAACCCTCATGTTACCGCAGTAAGGGGACAAACTGTTGGATTTGCGGTTTCTGATAACAGTAATCAGGATCTGAGACTTGAATTTTTTGAAGATGAGAATTTTGAAAACAGATATGAAGGTTTTGGAATTAGTACGGAAGTAACTAGATCTGGAACACCTGGCACTCCTGGAGCTATTGTAAATCTGAAACTTTCTGAAAATGTTCCATCACCACTCTTCTACAGATTAACACCAAGAAATCTTAATGTCATCAGTGTCAATAAGAGAGACGTTTCTCCAGATACTAATGTACAGAATGGTTCTAAGATCATCATTGAAAACAGCGTCTATTCTGGAACACACAGTATTAGTACAACGACTTCTACTGAGTTTACATATCAGGTATCTAAAGAACCAGAACGCGCCTCATATACACCAGCTTCTGGAATCACAACCTTTAGATATGTCACCGACTCTTCCGTTGGTAAAGGCGGTATTAATGAAGTCAAAGTTACATTTGGTGGAATAAACTACCTGAGAAATCCTGGAATTAGTACAGTTTCTACACAATCTGGTCGTAATGCTATTCTCTCAATCTATGCTGACTCTGTTGGAAGACCAGGTGCAAGAGAAATTATTAAACCTGGATTTGACTATCCATCCGACAAGTCTCTAAAACCAAGTGTTGATACTCCAACTGTTGTAACCGTAACTAACAACTATGTTCTTTCTCAGGTTGGTGTCGTAACAGCTGGTAAAAACTATCTTGTCGCTCCAGAACTGATTATTCCATCTGCCCCAGAAGTAACATTAGAAGCGACCCTTGAAGGAACCTCAGTTGGTTCTGTTAATGTTGTGACCGTTGGTCGTGGATTTAATCAGGTTCCAAATCCACCAAGAATTGTATCTATTAGAAATACTAATGGAATTGGTATTGCATCCGCAAGTTCAAGTGGCACAACCAACTTCTTGACTCTTAATCAGCCAACTAATGGATGGAGATCTGATGGTTTAGACTTCCCATTCAAAGTTGGAGATAGAATTTTCGTTGAAGGTATTGGTCTCACAACTTCTCTGTCTTCTACTGGTGGATATAATTCTGAAGATTATGATTATACATTCTTTACCGTTGCCACTAGAAACCCATCAGCTTCACAAATAACATATTCGATTGCTGGTCTTGGAACATTTGGTGGAATATTTGATGCTGACAACAGCGTTGGTAGAGTTATTAAAGAAAGTGATCTTCCAACCTTTACTGGAAAATTAACCCCAGAACCATTCTTCCTTGGTGAAGAAGTTACATACGGTGCAAATGGAAGAGCTTTTGTTCTTAATAACCAAGGATATGATCCAGTAACTAATACTATTAGACTGAGATCAACTTCTGCAAGTGTTAGGAATGGGGACGTTATTAAAGGAACTCTTTCTGGTGCAGAGGGAACAGTTGCAAATGTTGAAACTAGTAGTGTTTTCTTTGAAACTGATTATAGTGTTGAAAGACCAAAAGGATGGCAAAGAGACACTGGTAAGTTGAATGATGACTTCCAGAAACTTGAGGATAACGATTACTACCAAAACTTCTCCTACTCAATTAAGAGTGAAGTTCAAGAATCTGTCTGGAGTGACGCTGTAGACAGTATCATTCACCCATCTGGATATAAAAACTTCTCCGATCTCGTAGTTGTTTCTAACTCCACGGCTGGTTTTGGTAGAAGTAGAGACTTAAGACTTTCTGAGTCAACACCACCTGGAGCTGCAACTCTTAGTGTTAATATTGATAATATTAAGTCATTCTACAGAAGAGATGACTTTGACTACGCAAGTGAGGAAACGGTATCTAGTGGATTGTCTAAGTTCATCAACTTGCAAAATAAAAAAATCTCTACGTTCATTAATGTTGTATCTAACGTTGTAAACTTCATCGACGATATCTCTGGTCAGTTTACTGGAATTGGCACGACAACAAGCCCACAGGTTGTTGGACTGTCAACATTTAAGTTGACAAGTAATGATTTTACCCTTTTCAATAAGGTATTTGATGGATCAGATTCTAGTGTAGTTGCAGCTGGTACTTCTATTATTAGAATTAATAACCACAATTTCCAATCAGGTGAAAGAATTAAATATGATCCTGGAAATAGTGTATATGGCAACAATAGAATCGGTATTAGTACCACTAACAAAGTTCTGGGTGGTATTTCCACAGATTTCATGCCTGCAGAGGTTTATGCAATCAAGATTGATAATAATCAATTCTCTCTTGCTGGACTAAACACTGCAGTAACAAATAATGAGCCTTTCTTCTTCCGTTCCGTTGGATCTGGAACAAGTCATTCATTTGATACCATTAATCCTGATAATAGAGTTATCATTAGTATTGATAATATTGTACAATCACCACTCTTTAAGAAAAATATTGATATTTCTCTTAGCGAAGCCGTTGGTGTTGGATCAACAACGATTAAACTTGTTGGTATCACATCATTGACAACTAATGATCTTCTTAATATTGATAATGAACTTCTTCAAGTTGATGTTGTTGGATTTGGATCAACGAACGTAATAACGATTAATCGCGGCGTTCTTGGAAGTGTTGCAGCAGCTCACACTGTTGGTGCAGCCGTAACTGTTAGATCTGGTGACTTCCATATCGTTAAAGATGTTTTACACTTCATTAGTCCTCCATATGGACCAACTGGAGTTACAACACTTCAACCTGGAATTAGTACACAATCTTCATTCTCTGGACGTGTATTCAACAGAAAGAATCCAACTACAAACTTTGTGTTTGATGACATTTCTGATAAGTTTACTGGTATTGGCAAGACCTTCACACTTCTGCAAGATGATCAAAACGTAACTGGCATTGTTACTACTATTGCCAGTGATGGTGGTGGAAATGGTGAAGTCGTTAACAATGGAATCATTCTGATTAACAACATTGTTCAAAGACCACTGGTTGACTTCACAATGGATGAGAGGACATCTCCTGGTATCGGTGCATCCATCTTCTTTACTGGAACTAGTGAAACCAATCTCCCTAGAGGTGGAAAGGTTGGTGACGTAAAAGTTGGATTTGGATCTGGTTATCAAAATCTCGTTGCAGCTGCTGCAACTGCAATCATTAATGGTGCTGGTTCTATCGAATCCGTTGTTGTAACTGGTGGTGGATCTGGATACAGATCTTCAGATTCGGTTTCAATTCAAGTTCTCAATCCCCTTGGTATTGGATCAACCGCAGTTCTGTCTGGAACTGTTGGATCTGCGGGAACTGTTACTGGTATTACCACTGTTAGTGGTGGTTCTGGATACGCATCTACTAATCCACCAGTTATCATTGTTGGGATCCCAACTGCATATGAAAAGGTTGCATTTACTGGTGGACAAGGAAGTGGATTTGAGGCTACAGTTGTTGTTGGAACTGGTGGAAGTGTAATTGACTTTAATATTACTGAACCTGGTCTTGGATATGCAAATGGTGACGTATTAACGGTCACAGGAATTCCAACAGATCCTACTGTTGGTGCTGCATTCAGTGCATTTACATTTACTGTTGACAGTAGAATTGATGATAAGTTCTCTGGATTCAGCTTTGGTCAACTGTTACCACTTGACAGTTTTGCGGATCAGTTTGATGGAAATCAGAAAGTCTTTACTCTTACACAAACTGTAATTACAAAAAATATCATCAACATTGATAGTGATGATACTTCGATTGATGTTGCAAACAATCTTCTTGTATTCCTTAATGATGTTCTGCAACAACCTGGTCAAAATTATGTTTTCCCTGGTGGTACACAAATCGAATTCACTGAAGCTCCAAAAGCAGGTAGTAAACTACAGATTCTCTTCTACAGAGGATCAAATGCAGATGTTAACTCTGGTAGTCCATTCCCAACTGTAAAAGTTGGAGATAAGTTGAGACTTGAAAGACAAGGTAATTTTGTTCAACAACTTGATAGAAGAGTTACCAACATCACTGGTGTCCGTCAGGCTCAGACCAATTTATATGGTGGTAAGGGTATTAGTCAGTCACCATCTTTCCTGAGAATGGTTTCATGGGAGAAACAAACAAGTGACTTGATTCTCGACAATCAACCTCTGTCGAAAGCTAGAGATTCACTGATTGGTAAGGTACAACCAACCACAAGAATTATTCAAAATGTTGGTGTCAATTCAGATGTAATTTTTGTTGAGAATGCATTCCCACTCTTTAGTGCATATGATAATAGATCTGATAGAAATAGTGTTCTTGGTGGATCAATAAGAATCCTGCAAGAAAACAATGTTGATCGTGCAGATGCTTCTGCAACCGTATCAGCTGGAGGAACTGTTTCCATCTCTGGAATCACAGATCCTGGTGCAGGTTACAATAATATCCCAACGGTTTCATTCGCAACTACAGTTGCGCAAACCAAAGAAATTGGTAGAACTTGGACACAAACTCCTTCAAACACCGACGTTGAATATCAAGATGTAGACTACACTGACTTCGGTATGTTTGTTGCAGTTGGTAGTACATCTGGCATCAATACATCTACCGATGGTGTAACTTGGAACGATAGTGGAGTTAGTGGATTCGGAGACTTCAATGCGGTTGTTGGATTGACAACAAATATTATCGCTGTTGGTGCAGGTGGAACGATTGCTGTTAGTACCAATCGTGGTGGTTCTTACAATGCATCGACAATCTATAGAAGAACTCTTAGTGGATTCTTGAATACATTTACTGATATTACAATTCCACAAAACTTGAATTCTATTGCCAATAGCACAACAAAAGTTGTTGCAGTTGGAGCTGCTGGAACCATTCTTTACTCTCTCAATGGTCCATCAGGTCTGGGTACAGGATTTATTGTTGCAAATAAGTATACAACACAAGATCTTAATGGTGTTGGTAACAATGCAAATACGTTCATTGCAGTTGGTAATAACGGTGCAATTCTAAGATCGAATGATGGTGAAATTTGGAGTGGAGTTACAACTTCATTGGTAACAACAAGACTCAATGATGTTTATCATGCAGACAATAAGTGGATTGCAGTTGGTGCTGCAGGAACGATTATCAGATCTACTGATGATGGTTTTACATGGAGTGTTGTTTCTGCAGGTGCAACATTCGATCTTAATTCCGTTGTTTATCAGGACAACGTTTGGGTTGCAATTGGACAATCTGGAAACGTACTTAACTCTATTGAAACAAACACTTGGTATAAGAAATTTGTTGGAGTTGGCACAGATCACAATGGACTTGCATATGGAAACAATAGACTTGTAACAGTTGGACTTTCCTCTAACATTGCATATAGTCAGTTTGCAACTGTATCCGCAGCTGCAACTGCAACGGTTTCTGTTGCAGGAACAATTTCGGCAATTAACGTTAGTGATGGTGGATTTGGTTACGATCCAAATACATCTGTTGAGGTTCTGATTTCTGTTGAACCAGTAATTGTTGAGACCATTACAAGTGTTGATTGTGATGGTGATTTTGGAACCGTCATTGGAATTGGAACCAGTGCAACTGGTATTGGAACCGATTCCCCAATGGTCAAGTTTGAACTAGATTCTGACCCATTCCTCGATCAGGCTGGATTTGGTGATATTGCCAGAAGTGGTATTTCTGCTGGTTATTATTTCGTTGTTCATGGATCTGTAGTTGGTAATGGACTCACTTCCATCAACATTGATGCAAGTGTAATTGGCATAGGAACTAGTTTCATTGACAACGTTTACAGAGCCGATGAAGTTGTTACTTCAAGTTCTGGTATTGTAACCGTTTATTCAAACGTTGAATCTTTGGCAGGTCTTGGAACTACAAGTCTTTCGCCAAAACTTGGATACTACAGTTGGGGTAGATTCTATAACTTCAACAGAAGTGTTACTTCTCCACGATCCTTTACCATTAATAATCAGAATGGTTACACTGGACTTACGACAGCGCCAATTGTCTACAGATTAACACCAGTGAATGAGAGTTATAACGACTTTGATCAGACCTCATAAATAAAACAAAAAGTCTAATAAAATGCCCGCGATCATTTCAGACCAATTTAGAATATTAAATGCTGCGAATTTTGTCGCCGGTGTAGCGGACACGTCACAGTCCTATTACACTTTTATTGGATTGCCCAATTCTCAAGATGTTGGGGCTGGTTATGGTGCTACTGACTGGAACTCTAATACTCCAGCTCCTAAAGATGGATTTAGAGAATATAATGATGATTATGACACCATGATCGCGTTGAAAAAACTTGCGACTGGTGATGTGAAGAGAATGGTTAGAAAGTACAGCTGGAACGCTGGTACTATCTACGAGATGTATAAAGACAATTACACCAGATCTAACCTTTCTCCACAAACTTCATCGACAAATCTTTACGATGCGAAGTATTATGTTGTAAATAGTCAGTTCAAAGTATACGTTTGTATCAATAACGGACAAAATCCAGACAATCCACTTGGTAAACAATCTCTGGATGAACCAACTTTTACCGATTTAGAACCAAGAACTGCTGGTTCAAGTGGTGATGGTTATATCTGGAAGTATATGTATACTATTTCACCATCTGATATTGTAAAGTTTGATTCTATTGACTATATTCCAGTTCCATCTAATTGGGGAACTGGTGATACTTCAGACGTTAAAAACAATGCAGTTGATGGAAAAATTGAAACTGCACTCATTGTAAATTCTGGTGGTGGTTATCAACCAATTAATCAAACATTTAATAACATTCCTATTTTGGGTGATGGTACTGGTGGTAGAGCCAGTGTAACGGTTGATTCGCAAGGAAAAGTTTCCAGTGTATCCATTACTAATGGAGGAAGTGGATATACAAGAGGAACTATTCAATTCTACCCAGGAGCTCCTGGTGCAGAAACTGGAGGTCCTATTTCTGGTTTATCCGCTGTTGGTGTTGGAACAACTTCAGTTGCTCAATTTGAAGTAATCACACCTCCTCCTGGTGGTCATGGATATGATGTGTATAAAGAATTGGGTGCTTTTAGAGTTCTTCTCTATTCTCGTTATGAGAACGATGCTTCTAACCCAGACTTTATCACGGGTAATGACTTCGCAAGAGTCGGTGTGGTGAGAAATCCACAAACTCCATCTGGAAGTATCTTAGAACAGTCAAGAGCTAGTGCTCTTGTTGGATTGAAACTCAGATCATTAACGGGTGGGGACATTGCAGATACAACATATACAGTGGATACTCCAGTTTATCAAACTATTGGTATTGGATCTACCGCTGTTGGTTATGTTGCAAACTGGGATTCTTCTACAGGTGTATTGAAACTTTATAATCCAGTTGGACTTGGTTCAACAACTTATGGATTCAGAATGGTCGATTTCTCTGCACAAATTGGTGCAGGTGGTACTTATGTAATCAGTGGTCAAACGGGTGGATCAGCTCTTGGAATTGAGACCAGTTTTGGCACTTCTGGAAATCCAGGAACTGCAACTACTGTTGGATCCTCACTTGTTCAGTTGGGACAAAGTTTTGTACAAGGTGTTGCCCAACCAGAGGTTAAAAAATATTCTGGTGAGATCTTATACATAGATAACAGGGCAGCGATCCAACGCAGCGCCAGCCAGAAAGAAGACATTAAAATCGTATTAGAGTTCTAAGAAAATGCCCCAAGAGACAAACCTCAACGTTTCTCCTTATTATGATGATTTTAATGAAGATAAGAACTTTAACAGGGTA